CTGCAGCCGCCGCACGCGCGACGACACGACCGACATCTACGGTCGCCCACGACAAGAGGACATCGACATGTTGCTGCCCAAGCAAGCGCTGTCGCCGCAGGCGCGGCGGCACTTCAAGCTGTTTGCCAACCCCTTCGACGGCGAGGTGCAGAAGGAGGAGGCCTTCTTCGCCGGCGACGACATGCGCTACGTGCGCGAGGCCGCCTGGCAGTGCAGCCAGAACGCCGGCTTCGTGGCGGTGGTGGGCGAGAGCGGCGCGGGCAAGACCACGGTGCTGGCCGACCTGGAAGCTCGGCTGCAGGCCGAGGGCCGCGGCGTGATCCTCATCAAGCCCAGCGTGCTGGGCATGGAGGAGAGCAACAGCAAGGGCGCCGTGGTCAAGAGCACGGACATCCTGCACGCGATCATCACCACGCTGCAACCCGAAGCCGTAGTGCCGCAGACGCTGCAGGCGCGCACGGTGCGCGCGGCCAAGATGCTCACCGCCAGCACCGAAGCCGGCGCCGCGCACCTGCTGGTGATCGAAGAGGCGCACGGCCTGCCCGACGCCACGCTCAAGCACCTGAAGCGGCTGCACGAGATGCGCCAGGGCCGGCGCAGCCTGCTGGGCATCCTGCTGCTGGCGCAGCCCGAGCTGAAGGTGCGCCTGGCCAACGGGCTGCGCACCGGCACGCTGCGCGAGGTGGCGCAGCGCGTGGAGATCGTGGAGCTGCTGCCGCTGGATGCCGACCTGCGCGGCTACCTGCAGTGCCGCGCCGAGGCCGCCGGCGCCAAGCTGGCCGACCTGGTGGACGACGCCGCCATCGAGCAGCTGCGCACGCGGCTGACGCGCAAGACCAGCAACGGCGCGGTGAGCATGTGCTACCCGCTGGCGGTGAACAACATGCTCACGCGCGCCATGAACGCTGCGGCCGAGCTGGGCGTGCCCAAGGTGACGCGCGACGTGATCGCGGCGATCTGAGCCGATTGCAACCGGAGGCCAAGACCATGAAGTCCCGTCCCCTTCCGTGCGAGAGCGAGGTTCGGCAATGACCCAGGCGCGCAAGTCGAACATCAACGCCATGTTGGTGGCGTTGCATGTGGCCGGCGGGCCCCGAACCTGCAGCGAGCTGCTGTTGGCGCGCGAGTGCGCGGGCATGACGGCCGCGCAGGTGGCCAAGACGCTGGACAACATGCGCTTGCAGAAGATGGTCGAAAGCGACGGCGGCGGCGGCCCCAAGAGGCCGGCGTTGTGGGCGCTGACAGACGTGGGCCGCGAGAAGATCGCGCAGCGCGGCCTAGTGGTGGCTACGGCTGCTGCCACCAAGGAAGTGCAGCCCGTGGTGAGCCCCAACGAAGCGCGTCCGTGGGCCTTTGCCGCTACGGACAACGCGCAGTTGCCGGACCCGCCGCGCGCGCTGCCAGCCATCGCGGCCGAGCAGGTGGCTGGCTTGCCGGTGACTGAGGTGGACATCGATGCGGTGCACCACAACCCGCGACTGAAGGGCATGGCCGAGGCCACCTTCAATGCCGACACCGGCCGCACCACGCCTGCCGCCGACACCAACCAAAGCTGCACACCGGACCCGGAGTTCCTGTGCGCGCTGTTCAGCGACGGTGTTCTCAGCATCACCAGCAACGGCAAGCACTTGGACCTGCCGCTGAAGCACACCCGGCGGCTGGTGCGCTATCTGGACGGCCTGGCCGTCGACGTGATGGTGGGAGAGGCGAGTTGAGCGCCAGCATGGGCCTGCAGGCGCTGCTGCTGATCCGCCTGGACGCGCGGGCCGGCGAATGGGTGGGCGTGGAAGCGCTGGCCGATCACCACGCCGTGTCGCTGGCGATGGCGCGCGACGGCCTGCAGGCGCTGTGGGACCAGGGCTACGTGAGCTGCCGGCTGTCGGACGACGGCCTGATCGAGACCGCCATGTCGGCGGGCAAGGCCTGAGCGATGCGCATCACCTGCCCGAGCTGCCATGCCGAAGCCAGCCTGGACGTGCTGGTGGGCCGCGAGGCCGATGCGCGCGCGGTCAGCGCCTTCCTGGCGCGGCACGTGCAGCTGGGCGACGTGCTGCTGCGCTACATCGCGCTGTTCCGCCCGGCCAAGCGCCGGCTGGGGCTGGCGCGCATGGTGGCGCTGATCGAAGAGCTGATGCCCGACATCGAGCGCGGCGCGATCGCGCGCAAGGGCCGCGACTGGCCGGTGACGCCGGAGCTGTGGCGCGCGGCCGTCGACCAGGTGCTGGCCAACAACGCCAAGGGCACGCTGACGCTGCCGCTGACCAGCCACGGCTACCTGTACGAGGTGCTGCAGGGCATGAGCGACAAGGCCGAGGCGCAAGCCGAGCGCGAGACCGAAGGCCAGCGCCGCGCGCGCCGCGAGGCCGGGCCGGCGAATGTGCAGCCGGCGGCTGCAGTTTCGGCGCTGGTGCCGCCGGTGCCGCCGGCCTATGCGGCCGGACCCAGCCGTGCGGCGCGCGAGCTGCAGGCGCGCATCGCCGCGCACCAGGCGCGGCGCGACGCGCCGGCGGACGACACCGCGGGAGGCGAAGAGGCATGAGCGGCAAGCCCCGGACTGATTTCGACCCAATGGTCCGCGGTGTGCTGCTGGGCATGCGTCTCGCAGAGGGCAAGACAGTTGACTCGCTGTGGGTGCAGCGCCAGTTCACTACGAGCCGCGCGACTGCGAACCGCGACATCGCAAGGATCGCCACGGCGCTGCCAGCCATCGTCGAGTCCAGTACTGGCGATCGCGGAGCGGTATCCCTGTCGCTGGTTTCACATCGGAGATTGGCGCCATGAGCACCAAGACCACGCTGTTGAACGTGCTGTCGCGCCACCAGGGTGCCGACGCCGGCATCGGCGCCAAGGCGCTGGCGGCCGAGCTGGGCGTGCCGATGCGCCAGCTGCGTCGGCTGATCAGCCGCTGCCGCGACGAGGACGGCGTGGCCATCTGCGGCCACCCCAGCACCGGCTACTACATGGCCTGCACGCCCGACGAGCTGCAACAGAGCTGCGCGTTCCTGGAACACCGCGCGCTGCACAGCCTGCGGCTGCTGAGCCGCATGAAGAAGGTGTCCCTGCCCGAGCTGCTGGGGCAGCTGAAGCTCAACCAAGCCTGAAGGAGAACACGTGGCCACCACCACCCTTGACGATCTGAACGAAGGCGCGCGGCTGCTGGCCGAGGCGCGCGCGCAGCTGGGCACGCTGGTGCAGGCGATGAACGCCGGCATCGAGGCGCTGAAGGCCAACCAGATGCCCGACATCCGCGTGGCCATCGAGCAGGCCTCCGCGGCCTGGAGCGCGCTGGAGCTGGGCATCCAGCTGCACCCCGAGCTGTTCGTCAAGCCGCGCACCGTGGCCGCGCATGGCATCACCTTCGGCCTGGAAAAGGGCAAGGGTGCGATCACCTTCGCCTATGACGACGAGAAGACCTGCGACCTGATCCGCAAGAAGCTGCCGGACCTGGCCAAGACGCTCATCGCCAAGAAGGAGGCGCCGGTCAAGAAGGCCGTGGCGCAGCTGGACGCGGCGCAGCTCAAGGCCATCGGCGCGGCCGTGGGCAGCGCCGGCGACCAGGTGGTGATCCGCCCCGCGCCGAGCGACGTGGACAAGCTCGTCAAGGCGCTGGTGAAGGCCGAGCTGGCAGAAGGCGAACAGGAATGAACCACAACGCGCAGGCAGCCGCCAGAGGGGCGCGACAGGCTGCTGGGCTGTCAGCGGAGGGTGGGCCCGCCTTTGCAACTGCCGCAGTCAACGAGCAGGCACGCCGGGTCGAAGCAGCCCGCGGTGCTGATGGGGTGCTCCTTCACCTCGCGGCGGTGGCCGCCTGGCCCGGTGGGCGTCATCGCCGGGCAACTACCGTTTAAGGGAACGACGATGGCGGCCGAAGAACGGCGGGTGATCGACAACAACACGGCCAGGCGCGCCGACCTGGCTGCCATTCATATGGCCAAGAAAGCGCTGGCCTGGGACGACGACACGTACCGGGACATCATGTTCACCGTGTGCCGGGTGCGCAGCGCCGGGGACATGGACTTCACCGCGCGCAAGCGCTTCCTAGAACACCTGCGCAAGTGCCAGCAGCAGCTGGGCATCAAGCCGCGCGGCGACTTCACGCCCAAGCCGTGGAGCCCGCCGCTGCGCATGCTGTGGAGCCGCTGGCAGCAGCTGGCCGACGCCGGCCTGGTGCACGAGCGCAACCGCGACGCGCTGCAGGCCTGGGTGAAGCGCCAGACGGGCGTGGACCGCCTTGAATGGCTGACGACGCAGCAGCTCGACGCGGTGCTGGCCAGCGCCAGGCTGTGGCTGAAGCGCGGCGTCAAGGAGCAGGGCTGATGCCGGGGCGCCGCGGTCGCCGCAAGCTGTACCAGTTCGTCGACGCGCTGGTGGAGACGGGCACGCGCGAGATCGTGAGCCAGCTGCCCTTCGACGACGAGGAGCGGGCGCGCGAGGTGATGCGGCAGATCGCCCATTCGATCTGCCACCAGTACGGCCGCAGCGTGCTGTACGTGCCGGCGGACCTGGAGTTCACGCTCAACCAGCGCGACGCGGACATCTGGGCCAAGTACGGCCAGGACGGCCCTGACGGCGTGCGCAAGTACAGCCCGCAACGCGTGGCCCAGCTGGCCGAGGAGTACCGGCTGACGACGGTGCAGGTCTACGCCATCTGCCGCCTGGCACAGCGCCGCGAGATCGAGAGCCGCCAGGGGCGGCTGCCTGGATTGGAAGAGGTGCAGGAGGTGGCGGGATGACGCAGACCATCAAGCGGGTGAAGCTGGAGCTGAACAACAGCGGCAGCTGGAAGCGGCTCGGCGCCTTCGATGCCGCGGACGACGATCAATCCGCGCTGGTGATGGACGCGGCCGAAGAGCTGGTCAAGACGCTGCACAACAGCGAAGACCCGCGGCGCTGCCCGACGATGCGGATCTGCATCGACGACGGCCTGAGCGAGGTGCTGCTGCGCTGGGAGCTGCAGCGCGGCTGGTATGACGCGCGGACTGGTGAGGCGGTATGAGCGCCCCCGAGCAACCACGCTGCATGTGGGAGCTGACGTGTCGTCAACGCAGCGTGATGCTGCGCAGGACCGTGGCGCGGCATCCTGGCGACCACATCGAGCCGGCGGTGTTCGAGCGCTTGGAACAGCTGCTGCCGCACGCCGTCTGGGGCTATCAGCGGGACCACTTCGCGGCGGTCCTCAACGCCGTGCTGACCGCTGGCCTGGACGCCATCGAGGCCGGCCAGGCGCGCACCGAGTACACGCACGCCGGCGTGACGCTACGACTGGAACGGAGAGTTTGATGGACCGCGACGACGCAATCCGCAAGATCAAGCGCTGCCTGGCGCTCAGCAACAGCAGCAACCCGGCCGAGGCCGCGGCGGCGATGCGCCATGCGCAGAAGCTGACCGAGCAGCTCGGCATAGAGCAAATCGACCTGCAGCTGTCCGACGTGGCCGAGGCGCGCGCCCGCGCGTCGTCGGTGAAGGTGAAGTACTGGGAAGCCGCCCTGGCTGGCTACGTCGGCGACGCCTTCGGCTGCGAGATGATCCTGTCGCAGGGTTTCATCCAGTCCGAATTCGTGTTCATCGGCCTGGCGCCGGCTCACGAGCTGGCCAGCTATGCGTTCGATGTGCTGCACCGCCAATGCAGGGCTGCGCGCCGCGCCTACGTGAAGAGCCAGTCGAAGAACTGCAAGGACAGCACCAAGCGGGCACGCGGCGACGCCTTCGCGCTGGGATGGGTGCGCGAGGCAGCCGCGCTGCTTGGCACGCTGGCCACCGCCGAGCGCAACAAGCCGCTGGTGGACACCTACATGCAGCGCAACCATCCGAGCCTGGGCAAGGCCAACCTGCAGCGCCGCGACCAGGGCCGCAAGGCTCGTTACGACGACTATCACCAAGGCGGCCAGGCAGGCCGCCAGGCACAGCTACACGGCGGGGTCGGGCAACGCGCGCCCGTTGGGCTGCTGACGGCCGACTGATTGAAAAAAGACAGGGCGACCTGGTCGAGTGCGTCAACACCCGCCCAGGACGCCAACCCGCAGCATGCACTGCGAGCCAGCCAAGGCCCTGCCACCTCGCGAGGCGGGCCCAGTATCAATGAGAGAAAGCTCGCAATGGCCCAACCCATCATCCCCTGGATAGGGGGGAAGCGGCGCCTCGCCGCCACGCTGATCGATCGCCTGCCGCCCCACACCTGCTACGTGGAGCCGTTCTGCGGCGCCGCGGCGCTGTTCTTCTCCAAGCCGGAGCGCAGCAAGGCAGAGGTGCTCAACGACATCAACGGCGACCTGGTGCGCCTGTATCGCTGCCTGCAGCACCACCTCGAGGAGTTCGTCCGCCAGTTCAAGTGGGCGCTGGTGAGCCGGGAGATGTTCGAATGGACCCGCTCGACGCCGCCGGACACGCTGACGGACATCCAGCGCGCGGCGCGCTTCTACTACCTGCAGAAGCTGGCCTTCGGCGGCAAGGTGGAGGGCCAGACCTTCGGCACAGCCACCACCAGCCCGGCCCGGCTTAACCTGCTGCGGATCGAGGAAGAGCTGAGCGCTGCCCACCTGCGCCTGGCTGGCGTGACGGTGGAGCAGCTGCCCTGGCAGGACTGCCTGCGCCGCTACGATCGGCCGCACACGCTGTTCTTCATGGACCCGCCGTACTGGCAGACCGAGGGCTATGCAGTGCCGTTCGGCTGGGAGCAGTACGAGCAGCTGGCCGAGTGCCTCGGCGCGCTGAAGGGCCGGGCGATCGTGACGCTGAACGATCACCCCGACGTGCGGCGCGCCTTCGCTGCCTTCAAGCACGAGCGCGTGGACATCAGCTACCAGGTCGCCGGCGCCCACAAGGCCGCCCGACGGCACGAGTTGATCATCTACAGTTGGGACCGTCAGGAGGGGTGATGGACGATGACGACTTCCGCAGCGAGGAGTGGGCTCGGTCCTTGGAGCGCCTCGCCGCCTCTGCGGATCGGTGCGTACTGGCGTTCAAGCATCTGAACTCGGCGTGCACTGTCGTAGCCCTTGAACTGCGCGAAGCCGTCGTCCAGGCTCGGGGCGAGGAAACGCCATCACACGAGATCGCCGACGCCGCGCTGGCGCGCGCCAAGAGGGTCGCCTTGGCCCCTGGCTCCTGACTTTCACTGGCTGCAAGGCATTTTCTTCGGCCTTCCGTTCCTGACCGACTTCAACCGGGTTCTTCCGGCCTTTTTCTCATTTGCCCTGGTTGGTTTGTCTCACTCCCGGTCACCGGTACCCGCAGACTAGGGATGCGTCATCCTCTCAGGGCGTGAATTTGCGCCGGCAGCCTTGTGACTTATTCACACGCCCGCGGCGTCGATCTCGGCATAGGCATGGTTCAGCCACAGCTTCAGGCGCTGGCGCTCCATCAGCCCAAGCTTGCCGTTGCCGCCGCTGTTGACTGCATTCTTGGCCGCCCAGAAGCTGCTGTTGGCAGCGTCGATCTTCTGCACCACGGCGTCATGCAGCCGCTTGATGTTGACCACCTTGGCGCCCAGGCCGAGGGCGCGTTCGAGCTCGCCGGATTGTTCGAGTTGGCTGAAGTCGTCACCGCGCAGCTGGTTGCGCACCAGCACGTAGCGCAGGCGGTGGCCGAAGCGG